ATCACCATCATGTGCATATAATTTATCAGGTGTTCCAAACACAGCCCTCTTTTTATTATTAGCACTTTGATATGTAAGTAAATCTCTAGCACTACCATCAAATGCAGTACTTACTTTAGTCTCATATCCACGCATATTCTCAGGTTTACCTGAACGAAAGCGTATATGGTTTCCATCATACCATTTGCCTTCTTCTTCATATTGAGTAGACTCTCTATGAAGACCTTGCTTCAGTTTAATTTTAGATAGCGTAGTCATTAATACTTACCTATTTAAGATCGTTTACCATTACTGCATCAACTTTATCAGTAGCTCTTACAGAGAATACTAATAAGTTTACTGCTCCTCCCGCAGGTGTTACAACTGGATCAGAACCTCCTGCAAATTGAAATACAGAATTATAGCCTAGAGTATGACCTCCTCCAGAATTTTGAATACAATAGATATGTCCTGTCTGTCCTACTGTTAAATTAGTAGGGGCTGCTAATGTTCTATCACCACCCAGAGTTACTAAGAATTGATTGTTGGTTGCCATATTCATTACAATACTTGCTGCATCTGCAATCGTTGTTATTGTTTGGTGTACAGGTGCGTCATCAAGTGATACGGCTCCTTCAAGAAGTATTGTACTTTTATTAACTTGTGCGCCTTCTACTGTCACAGTGCTTTTAAAATTAGCTGCTCCTGATACAGTAACCGTTGAAGCAAACTTAGCCGCACCTTCNACAGATACAGCAGCTTTAAAAGTACCTGCTCCTGCCACTGTTACAGTACCTGCTATTTGAGCATTATTACCTACAAATAAATTATCAGCTATACAAACATTATTAGGTAAAAGATTAGCACTTCTTANTGAAGTTCCATCACAGACTACATGTTGAAATGTAGTAGAGGACCTTCCTAAAGTAACACCAGTATTACCTGCTACTCGCATCATGACTACATTGCTATCAGCATTAGCAGATACTTTATTTAATATAGAATATGATTTAGTATTGCTAGGTACAACAAGAAAGATTGAAGTTGCTACTGTTCCTATTGATCCTTTGATTTCCAAGAAAGCAGATCGTGCTTGATCATCAGCACCATCGTTGGCTGTTAAGTTTACTGTTGCAGCACTACCAATAGATACAGTAGTATAACCTGCTATTGCTTCATCAGCAAGACTAATGACACCATCATTTAGAACCTGACCCCAACTATTAGGGTTGTCTCCATCACCCTGCTTAGTCAGCCTTAAATTAGTTGTGTATGTACTTGCCATTTAACATCTCCTGATATAATATCCATAACATTTTAATTATCCTTGTGTACCTGAAATTGTACCATTGTTTGTAACCGTTACTGTATTAGAGTTCTTTGCAACTGCATATCCACTTGCACCACCAGTACCACCAGTTCCTTGAGTGTCACCTTGTGATGCTGCTGAACCATTACTACCTGCGGCTCCATGCGCTCCACCATCACCACCATCACCTGAAGTTGCAACAGAGCTACTATCAGATACAGTACCACCACTTCCACCGCTTTCAGCAGCATTAGTACCAGCACCTCTACCACCAGCACCACCTTGAATATCGGCTGTAGCATCGGGATCAGTCTCGTCATAGGCTCCACCGCCTCCACCACCACCGCCACCTCCTGCGAGGACAGAAGCACCAGAGTTTACGACAAGAGTAGAATTACAAGCAAATGACATGGCATCACCACCTGTACCACCATTTTTACCATTAGCATCTGATTGTATAATACTACCACTACCTGCAACACCACCATCACCACCAAAGCCTTTAATAGCACCACTAATATAAATTAGTACTGTATGTATACTTCCAATAGTGCCTGTCTGCCATGCAGGAGTTGCTGTTCCTGTAGAAGTTATAGTAACACCAGAGTTTAACCTATAGGTAATAATTGTTGGTACATCATTATCAAACCCTGCTGCATCCAACAAAGTTCTGAGATTAACATTCTCAGCATCAGATGATGTAGTAATTTCAATACCACCACCCATAGCCATCATTACACTTCTTTGAAACGCTGACATTACTTATTACCTAACTCTTTACTTGTTCTATACATTTTGCTTTTTTTATTTCTGCATTAACTGTTGCATCAACCAAATCCGCTACTTGTGCTTTATAAATCTCACATTGAAATTTTTCTGGAAACGGACCTATTACAGCTTGCTCTTCTACAGGTATATTCATGGGAGCAAGTGTAAGAAAGGCTATGACTGATACATAATAAAACATTTAGTTTAAATTAAGTTGAGGAACTTTATCTTCCTCTTCTTCAANCTCCACTGTTTTAATTAGTTCTTCTGTAAACTTATCTTGAGCAACAACTACTTGNTCTAGTTGAAACCTTAAACTATTTGCCTTTAGTTGCAGGTCACGTATCTGATTTATAAAATACCTTTGACCTTCATTAAGATTATCTTCAATATATTCTTGACCGTTAATTGTTACTACGTTGTTTTCAGTTTCCATTTTTCCTATCCGTTAATATAGTTTATGCCAGCAGTGATAGCATCAGTATATGAAGACTTATCACGACTATCTTCTGTTGCCCAATCTTTATCTAATTGGAGTTCAAGATGATCAGTATTACGTTTCATCATTAGCTTTACTTCTTCTGCACTGCCAAACATTTCTAGTGCGTTAGCATCATCGGCAATAGTATCAGTTATTAAATTAACACTATCATCCATTGCAGAGAAGTGTCCATTAATTTCTTCTGCAGTTAGTTCTTCACTCATCTTATTTTCCTTTCAAAGTTTTAATTTCGTCTTTTAATTCGTCAACTTGTGCTGACAATTCTTGCACAGCTTTAATTAAAGGTATTACAAACATCTCTCTTGATACATTTTGTGAACCATCATCAGATTCTGACCAACCTGTAAATTTTGGTTCATTATGCTTGTCCATTGCTGCTTTAACTTCTTGAGCAATAAAACCGTACATCTTAACGTCTGTGTCTTTATTATTTATTTCAGAATAATGTCGAGTTAATTCTTTTGGAACTTCATTAGATGGCTTCCATTTATGAGAAACAGTTCTTAAATCATTGATAAAATCAAGACCTAATTTACCATCTTGAATATCAGTTTTTAGTCTTTTATCAGAAGACCGTGACCAGTTTGCATCTGATGTATATGTGTTGGTAACAACATTAGATGCTTTACCAAAAGAAAAAGTATTATTACCTGCACTTGTTATGCTATTTCCAAGAACAATTTGATACTCACCATCAGATGAATCTTCAGTGCCACTTCCAATAAATATTGAATTAGATACAGTAGTCGCTGTATCACAGGCTTGATAACCAATCGCTATGTTTGTGCTTCCTGTAGTCATCGCCTTACCTGATTCGACACCAAGAAAGGTATTGTAGGTACAAGTTGTCGCTGCTAGTCCTGCCTGACAACCTAGAACAGTATTATGAGTTCCTGTTGTAATAACTTTACCTGCTTCAAATCCAACGGTTGTCGTAGCAGATGCAGTTGTTCCTGTGGCAAGTGCGCTCATTCCAACAGCAACCGAAGCATTACCTGTTGTAAAAGCAGTACCAGCGAGAGCACCTATAAATACTGAGCTATGACCCGTTGTTACGGCATCACCAGCCTGAGAACCAATGAATGTATTGGAATCAGCAGTAGTCTGTGAATAACCAGCGTCTCTACCTAAAAATACGTTATTAGTACCTGTCGTTAAAGAGAAACCAGCAGCATTACCAACAGCAGTATTAAAAGAAGCCGTTGTTAATAGTCCTAAAGTATTAGTCCCGATACCAATATTGTAACCGCCTGTAGTACAAGAGTCTAATGGTCTACGCCCAATAGCAACATTCTGTCCACCAGTAGTACACGCATCTAAAGCATAAGAACCGAGGGCAGTATTGTTTACGCCTGTATTAACATTATCACCTGCTTGAAAACCTAAAAATGTATTACCAGTACCTGTAGTTACAGCATTACCACTACTTGAACCCACTGCCGTATTATTAGCCCCTGATGTACATGAAAGCATACTGGCATGACCGATAGCGACGTTGTTAGCCCCTGTAACAACGCTACTCATAGCCCAACTACCCATTATAGTATTGTTGGTGCCAGTTGTCATTGCAGTGCCAGCATTAAAGCCAATCGCAATATTAGGAGTTGTACCGCTACCACTTGCTGTCAATGCACCAAGGGCAGCAGTTCCAATACCGATACAGTTTTGAACGCCATCTGTCCCAGCATCAACAGCTTGATACCCAATCGCAATATTGCCAGAGGTTGTTGTTAAAGCCCCTAAACTACCCTGTCCTATTGCTACGTTTTGTGCACCAGTTGTAATTGCATCACCAGCATTACCACCTATGATAGTATTAGAGGCACCAGTTGTTATTGCTCCACCAGCAAGAAAACCAAGTGCAGTATTATTACTTGATGTAGTACATGCAGTAAGAGCAGCACTTCCTAATGCAGTATTCTGAGTGCCTGTCGTAACAGCATCTCCAGCGGTGCTTCCAATAAAAGTATTATTTGTTCCTGTAGTTAAAGCTCTACCAGCATCATCTCCAACTGCCGTAGTATTAGATGCAGTTGTTAGAGATAAAAGAGCATCACCACCAAAAGCACAATTATAGCTACCTGTGGTACAAGCTCCTAAAGCCTCAGCACCAAAGGCGTTATTGTGTTGACCTGTTGTAGCAACATCCAAAGCATTATGACCAAAAGCATTTGATGCTGCCTGAGTTGTGGCTGCTGCTAAAGCAGATACGCCAAAAGCGTTATTATAACTACCTGTAGTTAACGCACCTAAAGCATCTTTACCAAGAGCATTATTATTTCCTCCTGTAGTACAAGCATCCAAAGCATTAGCACCCACAACAGTATTTGGCGTACCAGTTGTAATTGCCCCACCAGCAAGAAAACCGACCGCAGTATTGTTATCTGCCGTTGTATTTGCACCTAAAGCATCATCACCTACAACAGTATTATTAGAACCAGTAGTTATTACATCTCCAGCCCTTGTTCCGACAGCGACGTTTGCTGTTCCAGAGGTATTAGAACCAAGAGCGTGAGTACCAATAGCAACATTTTCACTAGCAGTGGTAATAGCATCACCAGCATATCGCCCTATCAAGACGTTGTTAGCTCCTGTTGTTACTGCACCACCAGCAGTAAATCCAACAAACACATTATGACCACCTGTAGTAGCTGCATCTCCTGCACCAGAACCAACAAAAGTATTTTCTATTGCTGTGGTTACTTCTCTACCTGCTCTGTAACCAACAGCAGTATTATTCATATCAGCATTGCCAGAAGGATTTTGTGTAAGAAGAGCTTCATACCCCACTGCAACTGATTGGTCGCCAGCTACGTTACCACCTAGAGCAT